GGGGCTTTACTGATGGCAGTCGATACCCACCACCCGCAATACACCACGCAGAGGGCCTCCGAGTGGCGGCTGATGCGTGATGCAGCCGAAGGGGAGAGCGCCGTCAAGGGCCGTGGCCCCGCTTATCTGCCGGTGCCGGGCGGCTTCAACGCCATGCAGGACGGTGGCAAGGCGGCATACGAGGCCTACAAGATGCGGGCCAGCTTCCCGGAAATCCTCGCCCCCTCGCTGGCGGCGATGATCGGGATTGCCCACGGCAAGGAAATCCAGATCGAAATCCCCTCGGCGCTGGAATACCTCTGGGAAGACGCGGACGGCGAGGGAATGCCGCTTGAGGTCTTTCACCGCAAGATCACGCGGGAACTGCTGCTGATCGGCCGCTACGGCGTGCTGACCGAGGCACCGGAGGGGGGCGGCGAGCCGTATCTGGCAGGCTACATCGGCGAGAGCCTGATCAACTGGGATCTGGATTTCTTCGTGCTGGACGAAAGCGGCCCGGTTCGCCGCGGCTTCGATTGGGAGGACGAAACCCGCTACCGCGTGCTGGCCCTCGATGGCGGGCGCTATGTGCAGGCGATCTATTCCGGCAAAACTGGTGCTGCGCAGGGATCGGCAGAGCCTGTCGCAATGGGCGGAAAGCCGTTGGACTTCGTGCCGTTCGTCGTGGCCTCGTCTGTGGAACTGCGGCCCGACATTCGCACCGCCCCGCTGATCGGCGTGGCCCGCTCGGCGCTGGCGATTTATCAGCTGGATGCGGACCAGCGGCACCAGTTGTTCATGTCCGGGCAGGAAACGCTGGTGGCGATCAACGGCGATGCGCCGCCCTATGTCGGGGCGGGCGTCGTCCATTCGATGATGGGCAGCGAGAACGTCACGCCCGATCTGAAATACGTCTCGCCCACGTGTTCCGGCATCGAGGCCCACGCGGAGAAGATCAAGGACCTGCGGGAGGCCGCCGTCATGGCAGGCGCGCGGCTCCTGGAGCAATCGGACAACGTGCAGGAAAGCGGCAACGCCCGCGCGCTGCGCTTCGCCAGCGAGACGGCCACGCTGACCAGCGTCCTGCAATCGTCCTGCGCCCTGCTGGAACGGGCTTTGCGCAATGTCGCGGCCATGAAGGGGCTGGACGGCGAGGCAATCACGGTCAAGGCCCCGGCGACCTTGCTGGATACCACCATGACGCCCGCCGATGCGGAGGCCCTGAACCGCCTCTGGAAGGAAGGGGCCATCAGCTACCAGACCCTGTTCGAGAACCTGCTCCGCGGCGGCATCGCCTCGCCGGAGCGGGATGCAGATGCCGAGTTCGCGCTTCGGGATGCCGAGGACGTGGGCGAGGAAGACGAATCCGAAGCCGATGGCTTCATCCCCGCGGGCGAGGCCCGTTAATCCAAGGACAGAGCGATGCTCAAGACCGTTGTCGAAACCCTCGACGGCCTCGATGAGGCTGTGAAACCCCTCTATGCCGAAGCCGATGGCAAGTTCATCTTGCAGGTGGAAGGCATCGACGCCCACCCCGAGGTTGCCAACCTCAAGACCGCCTATGAGCGGGTCAAGGCCGACAAGGACGCCGCGAAGCTGGCGGAGAAGAAGGCCAAGGACGATCTCGCAAGCGCCCTCAAGGACAAGCCCGACGCCGACGCGCTGGTGAAGCTGCGCGACGAGTTGGAGGGCAAGATCAACGCCCTGACGACCGAGAATGACGGCCTGAAAGGCCAACTGACCGGCGTTACCCGTGATCGCGCCCTTGCCGACGCCCTGACCGGCGCGGGCGTGACCAACCCGACCTTCCAGAAGGCGGCAACCGCCATGCTGGCCGGGGCGGTCAAGCTGGTGGACGGCAAGGCCATTGTCGAAACCGACATGGGGCCTGTCGATGTGGCGCAGCACGTCAAGCGGTGGGCTGCGAGCGAGGGCAAGGACTTCGTCACGCCTCCTGCGGGGGGCGGATCGAAGGGCCAGGACAACGGCGACAAGACCAAAGTCACCGGCAACATGAGCGGTTCCCCCGAGGAGCGCGTGGCTGCCATCAAAGCGAAAATGGAGGCGGAGCAGTAGCCCGTCGAGCATAAAGAAGGGGATGCCAAATGGCACTTTCTGACATGAAAGTCTTCGACAAATATGTTGCCGAAGCGACCATCGAGACGCTGGCGCAGCAGGTCGAGAAGTTCAACGCCGCATCGGCAGGTGCTATCGTCCTGACGACCCAGGGTTTCACCGGGGACTACATCCACGAGCAGATGTGGAAGTCGGTCCACTCGGCGCAACGCCGGGTCAACCGCTATGCCACCAACACCGTCGCCAGCCCGACTCCCATGGCGGAACTGCGCGAAACCGGCGTGAAGGTCGCGGGCGGCTTCGGGCCGATCACCTGGGAGCCGGGTCAACTGAGCTGGATGCAGAAGAACACCGCCGAGGCGGTGGAGATGGCCTCGCGCAACCTTGCCGAAGCCATCATGAAGGACCAGCTCAACAGCGCCATCGCGGCCCTGTGCGCGGCCATCGGCAACAACTCCAACGCCCGCGTCGAGAAGACAACCGGCTCGACCGCATCGAAAATCACCTATTCGATGCTGAACGAGGCGCACGCCAAGTTCGGGGACAGCTCGGCCGCCATCGTGGCGAACGTGATGGACGGCGCGACCTATCACGCGCTGATCGGGCAGAACCTTGCCAACAGCACGCACCTGTTCCAGGCGAACGGCGTGACCGTGGTTGATATCCTCGGCAAGGCCGTGATCGTGACCGACGCCCCGGCGCTGTCCGTGGCTGCGGTCGTCGTGACCCCGACCGCCCCGGCGAAGTCCCGTGCCCTCGGCCTCGTGGCGGGTGCCGCGACTGTCTATGACGGTTCGGACCTGATCACCAACACCGAGGTCTCGAACGGGGCGATCCGCATCGCGGCGACCTTCCAGGCGGACTATACCTTCGGCCTCGCGCTGAAAGGCTACACCTGGGACGTGACCTATGGCGGCAAGTCGCCGTCGGATGCCGCGCTGGCGACGGGCAGCAACTGGGACAAGGTCGCGACCTCGGACAAGCACACTGCCGGTGTCATCGCCACCGGGCTTGCGTCCTGATCTTCGCAGGAGGGCGGCTTCGGTCGCCCTCTCACCAAGACCAGGAGGAACCCATGAAAACCGACGATCTTCCTGTGTGGTATGAGCCGCACCCGGTCAGCCCGGAGCGAAAGCGCGAGATCACGTCGCAGGGCTACCGGATCATCGACGCGGTATTCGACCCGGCCCGGCATCCGCCCGAGAAGCCCGATCCTGTCGCGGTGGAAGAAATGCAGCGGGCCGATCTGGCTGCGGCGCTGCGGGAGCGCGGCTTGCCTGCCACCGGCAAGCTGGCCGACATGCGAGAGAGGCTGAAAGCGGCCCAATGAGCGTGGCGCTGTGCCTCGGGGCCGCGGAGTGCCTTGACGACGACCTCAAGGCCGCGCTGGACCTCTGTGAGCCTGATTTCATCATCGCCTGCAATGACGCCATCCCGCACTGGCCGGGGCGGCTGGATGCGGCGGTGTCTCTGCATTGCGACCACCAGCACGCCCGGCGCGATCTGCGGCGCGAGAGGGGCTATCCTGACCCTGACGAATGGCTGGTCGCGCCGAACCGTGACGCGGGCTGGCAGAGCCTCGTTGACCATCTGCTGCCCGGCATGGGCCTGAGTGGATCGTCCGGGCTGTTCGCGGTCAAGGTCGGGCTGTTCGACTTCGGGGCCGACAAGGCCATCATCGCGGGGATGCCGCTCGACCCGACGCTGCACTGCGACGGGCGGACGATCTTCACCTGCGCCTGGACGTTCCGGGACGCATGGCGGGAAATCCCGGAGCGGATCAAGCCGCGCATCCGGTCCATGTCGGGCTGGACCGCGCAGTTTCTGGGCCGACCGGACAAGGAGTGGCTGGAATGCTGAGCTTCACCGATCCCGCAGTGACGGCAGACGAGGCGACGGCCTACCTGCAAGCAGGCGGTGCGACCGGCTGGCCGGATGGCACGGTGGAGCGGGAGCGCGCCATCATGCGGGGGCAGCGGTTCATCGCAGCCCGCTACAACGCCCGCTGGCTGACCGAGTGGGAGAACGCCGCCGCGCCGGAACAGGTGCAATATGCCATCGCCGAAGCCGCGCTTCTGGAAGCGGTGACGCCGAACAGCCTGCGGGTGGTCAGCAACCCGGCGACCGACAAGGTGCTGGTGCAGGCTGGCAAGCTGGCATGGGAGCGGGCCAAGGGGGCGAATGGCGCCTATGGCTGGTGGCCGCGGGTGTCGATCATCGAGGGGCTTCTGGCGGGGCTGATCGGCCC